CCGGGACGCCTGCAAAAACGACCCGAAGTTATGCGGGTGCTATATCCAATACAGCAAGGGGGATAAGTAAGATGGCAAGATGTGCAAAATGCGGCAAACAGGTAGTAGCGGGGGTTGTGCTCTGCAGCCAGTGCTATGAGGGGACAGGATCGGCGCCCGCTACCGCGGAAGAACTGCAGAAACTTGCGGATGAGCTGGACAGATGCGCAGGACAGTCCGCGACCGATCTTTGGAAACTCCCCGCGACGCTGCCTGATACCTGTACCAAGGCTGCGGCCGCAATCAGGCAGCTGCTGATCCGCGCGCAGGAAGCCGAGCGCCAGCGCGACGCCGCAGTAGCGGACCTGAAGGATATCGGGGAGTGTGCGCATTGCATCCACGATAAGCCGTTTGGGTATGATGATGAGACGTGCGTAAAATGCACCCGCGGGAATCACTGGGAGTGGAAGGGGGCGGAGTCGAATGTCGAATAAAAATCTCCGCCGCCTGTCGCTCCTGGTCACGTCCCAGACGGCATACAACCTGCAGCGGCTTGCACAGATGGCAGGATATCGGGAGATCGGGCGGGTGGTGGACAAGCTGGTGCGGGAGAAGATGATCACGTTAAAAGGAGGCGATGCCGATGACCTACCAAGAAAAAGTCGAGTGGCTGAAAAGCTACCGGATTATCGACGCAAAAATCGGGAGCCTAACCGATGAGCTGAAGATATGGAACAACCGGGCGACCAAAATTACAACCAGTTTTTCCTCGGAACCCAAAGCAGCGGGCGGCGGTGATCAGCTGCAGAAGTGCGTCGACAAAATCTGCGAGCTGCAGGAAGAGCTCGCGCGGGAAATGCAGCTGCTCCAAAGTCGCAGGCAAGAGATCGAAAGAGCGATCAACACGCTAGAAGACGAACGCTTCCGCAGCGTGCTGCAGCTAAAATACATAGAGGGGATGACTTTTGAGGAGGTAGCGGATAAAATACCGTACTCCTGCCGCCAGGTGCATCGGATCCACAAAACAGCAATCGAAAAAATCAAGATGTCATAGAATGTCATCTGTCAAGTGTGATATACTGTAAACTGCAGAAGATGGGACCGAGGAAACACCAACGCAGATCACCTCCCTTTCATGATTGAACTCCTTTATTTTGCACAAAAGCCGCGTGGAAAAGAGCCCGAGGGGTTTTTGTGTTGGCTATTTTGTTTGTTCGCCGGGGAAAATGTCGTCCAGAGAAATTTCCATGGCGTCGCATAACAGGCGGGCTGTGGAGATGCGGCAGTCGCCGCGTGCTTCAATATCTTCGATTGTGCGGCGGGAAACACCGCTACGCCGGGAAAGCTCCGGAACGGACAGCCCTTTTTCCAAGCGAGGATAGAAGGATTTGCGAAATCGCCGTCCAAAATATTGAGGATGACCAAAGCGATTAACAAAATACGGATATTTTTGACTTTCATTTTTGGGGTGGATGTGGTACAATAAAGATGCCCCCAAAGGGGGGCGGGAGTTTCCTCCCGCCGAGGACTTACTTTTTTCTACGTTTCTTTTTTTCTTTGAGTTTGCTGACTGTAAGAATCAGGATCTAGATTTCAAGTAAGTCCTTTGCTATTTCTAGCAGGGCATCTATTTTATCACCCACTTTTCAGCCGGATTTCTAAACGAGAAAGCCGGCTTTTTTCATGCCGTTTTCCACCTGCCCCGAGAAAGGTGAAACGATAAATGTTAGAAAAAAACCTAATCTACAACACCGATTGCCTGGCCGGAATGCAGGCAATCGAGGACAAGTCAATTGACATGATCCTGTGTGATCTGCCGTATGGCGTGACCGACTGCCGCTGGGACAGCGTGCTGCCCTTTGGCGAGCTTTGGGCGCAGTATGAGCGGATCATCAAGGACAACGGCGCCATTGTGCTGACAGCTATCCAGCCGTTTACCACGGCGCTCATCCAGAGCAACCGCAAGCTCTTCCGGTACTGCTGGTACTGGAAGAAGAATCAGCCGACCGGTTTTGCGCTTGTGAGAAAGCAGCCAATGCGGTGTATTGAGGATATAGTGGTATTCTACAAAAGACCACCGATCTATAACCCCCAGGGGCTCATCCGGCTGGACAAGCCAGTCCACCATAAGGGGGATAGCCGCAGGCGGGGTCAGGTATACAGCCATGGCCTGAGCTCGGACTATGTGACCGAGTACATCAACTATCCGCGCAACCTGCTGGAGATCCCCTGTGAGCGCGGCCTGCACCCGACCCAAAAGCCGGTGGCACTGTTTGAGTATCTCATCCGCACCTACACCAACGAGGGCGCGCTGGTCCTGGATAACTGTATGGGCAGCGGGACAACGGCGGTGGCCTGCATCCGCAGCGGGCGGGATTTTATCGGCTTTGAGCTGGATGCAGAGTATTGCGAGACAGCCAACAAGAGGATTGAGCGCGAGCTGTCCGGATGCGTTTAGGTACTTCTACAACGGTAGGGGTACGCGGGTGGCGAAAGAGCGCGGAATTTTCCTCGCTGTGAGTAGAAAAAAACTGGGTAACAATGTAAAATTAAGATTAAATTAGAACAAAAACAGACAATCAGATGTAGGAAAAATGTTTGGAAGTGGAAAAATGGTTTAAAATTTTGTTACGTTTGAGGTGGGAATGTGGGTAACAACATCAAGACAAAAATGATCGATGGAAAAACGTGTATCCCCACCTCTTTTCTAGCAGAAATTTTTGGTGTCAGTACAAAGACTTTGGCCGCCTGGGCAAAGGACGGATGCCCAAAAGCAGAGCGCGGATGGTGGCCGGTCAAGGAGGTAATCGCTTGGCGGATTCAGGGCAGCCGGGAGAGCGCAGACCTAGAAAAAATGAGCCTAAAGGAGCGCAAGCTCTATTGGGAGGGAAATCTCAAAAAGGCACAAACGGAAAACCGAGAATTTGAAAACGGAGTCAAGCGCGGAGATTACATCGAAAAACAGGCGGTAGCGGATGAGCTGGCCGCCTTTTTTGTTGCCTTTAAGCAGGCGGTATTGTTATTGCCACGCAAGATCGGTATTCTGGCGTCTGCGTCGGTAGAGATGGATCTTGCAAAAGAAATTGAGCACGAGGTAAGTGAGGTGATATATGATGCGCTCGCGGAATGGAGCCAGGGTAAATTATCCGGATTGGATGCTGGAGAGTTTGAAAACGCTGAAGCCGCCGGAAAAAATGACGGTGAGCCAATGGGCAGATAAATACAGGATCATCCCGGCGGGAACATCCAACCAGCCGGGCCGCTGGAAGACCTCCAAAACGCCCTATCTCAGGGGCATCATGGATGCTTTTTCGGATGACCGGATCGAGGAGATTGTCTTTATCAAGCCGACACAGGTCGGGGGAACAGAGTCGATCCTCAATATCCTCGGGTACATTGTGGACCAGGATCCGTCCTCCACGCTGGTGGTCTATCCATCAGACACGCTGGCCGAGGATATCTCAAAAAACCGCATCCAGCCGATGCTGCGGGCGACAAAACCGCTTGCCGAAAAATTTCGCGAGGATGACAGCAAGCTGCTGGCTCTGCAGTTTGACAATATGTATATCCCGCTGACCGGTGCCAATTCCGCGGCTTCGCTGTCCTCCAAGCCGATCCGATTTGTGCTGCTCGATGAGGTGGACAAGTACCCACCCAGATCAGGCGGCGGCAAAGAGGCGGACCCGATCTCACTGGCGAGGGAAAGGACCAATACATTTTCCTACAATAAGAAAATTTTTATTACATCGACCCCCACCCTAAAGACGGGGGCGATCTGGAGAGAGTGGGAGAGCTGCACCCGGCAGCTCTTTTTCTATGTTCCATGCCCGCACTGCGGACGGATGCAGCGGCTGCGCTTCCATCAGCTGAAATTTCCCAAAGAGGGCAGCAAAACAGAGAGGTCAGCGGCGGCCTACTATGAGTGCCCCTATTGCCAGGGCAAAATATCTGATGCGGATAAGAACAAAATTCTGCAACTGGGGCAGTGGATGAACGAGGGGGAGACAGAAGGCATGCGGGTAAGTCCGAAAAAAACAGGATTTGCCCTCAATGCGATCTACTCTCCGTGGTTGTCCTTTGCGGACGTGGCCTACAAGTGGCTGGATGCGCAGGGTGACCAGGAAAAGATGCAAAACTTTGTAAACTCCTGGCTGGGAGAGCCGTGGGAAGACGTTGGCAGTACCGCCGGCGCGCAGAAGGTGCTGGATAACCGCGGTGTCTATACCCGCGGGATGGTGCCGGACTGGGCGCAGATCATTACCTGCGGGGTCGACGTGCAGCAAAATTGCTTGTACTACACAGTGGACGCCTGGGGACAGGGCAAGAAAATCTACAACATCGACCACGACTGCATCCCCGGCGTCGATTTTAACACGTTGTGGGACGTTATCAACCAGACCTACTACGACGCAAAAGGCCGGGACTGGTACATTGATCTGGCACTGATCGACTCCGGAGACCAGACAGACCAGGTATATGATTTTTGCTATGTCCACAATCCGCTTACTGTGCCGGTCAAGGGATCGTCTACGCCAATCCCGGCGCGTTATCGTGTCTCAGCAATCCAGCGGGAGGGCAGCGCCGCCCGCGGAATGAATCTGATTATCTGCGACGGCAGCTATTACAAGACGATGATCTATGCCAAGATCAACGCCGTCGACGGCAGCTGGCAGGTATTTGACGGGGTGGACCAGGAGTATTGTGAGCAGATTACCAACGAGCACAAGGTATTTGAGCGCAAAAACGGTGTGGGGAGCTGGGTGTGGCGTCCAAAGACCAGTGGCGCGCCAAACCACTACTTGGACTGCGAGGTCTATGCAGCCTGCGCGGCGGATCTGCTGGGCGCCTTCGCGCTGCTGGAGGATCCGCCAGAACCGGCGGCGGAAGAATCGACCTATCAGCGGGAGGAAGAGGACGAAAACTGGTTTGGAGACAACGAAGACGATGATTGGGGGGATGATTGGCTGTGATGGATCTGGAAAAACGATACGAGAACCTCTGTAAGGCAATCGAAGCGATCGAAAACGGCGCGCAGAGCTATAACATTGATGGGCAAAGTGTAACCAAAGCAAGCCTTGCCACCCTGTATAGCCGGCAAAAAGCGCTGGAGAGCCAGCTGCGGCAGGCAAACGGGGGAGACCTGTATATTGTGGATTTTGCAGATAGGGGGTAGAGGCACTTGGGAGTATGGCAAACCCTCAAAATGCGCTTTGGGGGAAACCGAAACGGATATGATGCGGGCGGGGGACGGGAAGGGGACAACTGGACGCCAGTAGACGGTCGGGCGGAGGATATCAACGCCATGTCCCGAGACATGATCCGCCGCCGCGCGCGGGACCTGGAAAGGAATGCCGACTATGCAGAGTCGAGCATCCTTGCCATGGAGCGCAATGTGGTTGGATCAGGCATCCGGTTGGACTGCAAGGTGGACAACCCGGAGCTGGAACGGCAGATCGAAACGCTCTGGGAGCGGTGGTGTCACCCGGAAAACTGCGATGTCACAGGCCGACTGTGCTTCTGCGAGATACTCAAGATGGCGGTGCGCCGGATGCTGGTCGATGGAGGTCTGCTGATCGTAGCGGCATACACGGGAGATAAACGTTTCCCGCTGCAGCTGCAGATCAAAGAGGTGGATGAGCTCAACAGCGGAGTGCTGTTCCACGAGGGCAATCAGGTGGTAGGCGGCGTGGAAGTCAATTCCTACAACAAGCCAATTGCCTATCATTTTACGGTCTATGACGTCTATGGGGAGACAGGCCGGACCGTCCGGATTCCGGCGGATCGGGTCATCTACCTCAACAAGATCAAGCGTACCTCACAGGTGCGGGAAATTTCCGGATTTGCCAATATCCTTTCCCGCCTCCGGGACCTGAATCAGTTTTTAAATGCTGTATCGGTCAAGGAGCGCATCTTGGCCTGCCTGTCAGTTTTTGTTAAAAAAGTCAACCCCGCGGGGGGAGTTTGGCGCAACCAGAAAACGGACAAGGCGACCGGCGCCAAGCGGAAAAAGCTGGCACCAGGAATGATTATGGAGCTGGATGCGGGAGACGAAATCCAGGTTGTAAACCCATCGGGCCAGGCGTCCAACACCAAAGACATGGCAACTATCCTGCTGCGGGCATTTTCGTCGGCGTTGGGATTGAGCTATGAGGCGACCTCGAGAGACATGAGCCAGGTCAACTACTCTTCCGCTCGCCAAAACCTGATCGAGGACAGGGAGAGCTACAAGGAGTGGCAGCACTACCTGACCGAGCACCTCTGCCGCCGGGTGTATCAATGGTGGATGGACAGCTGCGTGATGGCAGGGACCCTCAAAATACCGGATTATTTCAGCAGCCCCGAAAAATATACCGAATGTAAGTGGATTGCCAAGGGGATGAGCTGGATCGACCCGGTCAAGGAGGTCAACGCCAACAAAATCGCGCTGGAAACCAACCAGATCACCCTGCAGGAAGTGGCAGCAGAGCAGGGTAAGGACTGGCGCGCTATCCTAGAGCAGCGGGCCAGAGAAAAACAGCTCATCAGAGAGCTGGGATTGGAGGAAATAGCAGAAAATGAGAAGCAGAGCACAGCCACAACAGAAGAACCCGAAGAGTAATTTTCGCACGCTGCCGATGCAGATGCGGGAAGTTTCCCAGGAAGACAGGACGGTCGAACTGTCCTTTTCATCCGAGAATCCGGTCGACCGGTGGTTTGGGCCGGAGATTTTGTGCCACGATGAAGGCTGCGTGGACCTGACACGCCTGCAAAATGTAGGGTCGGTACTTTTCCACCACGGCAGAGATCCGAGTTATGGCAGTCTACCGATTGCCAGGATCGTGAGCCTGAGCGTCGACCAGGAAACCAAGCGCTGCAAGGCGGTGGTGTCCTTTGACAGCGACGAAAAAAGCGACCTAATCTATCAAAAAGTGAGGTCAGGAAGCCTAAAAGGGATCTCGGTGGGGTACACCGTCAGCGCATACGAAGAAGTAAGGTCCGGAAAGACCTCCAGCAATGGACGCTTTGTTGGTCCTTGCAGTGTAGCGGTCAAGTGGGAACCCTTAGAGATATCCTTTGAACCAGTGCCGGCCGACGGCGACGTGGGAGCCGGCAGAAACCAAGGAACAGAAAGCGAGGAAGATGGAATGAGTGTAGTAAAAGACAAAGAGAATCCAAACAACCCAGTACCAGCGCCAGAAAAAGGCACCGGAGACAGAGGCACTGCACAGCCGACCACTCCGGAAAGCACACCAACTGCAGCGCAGGAGACCCCAACTGCAGGTGGGGCAGAAGCGGAGCGGCAGAGATGCACCGAAATCTATTCGCTCTGCCGCAGCTTTGACGTGGACCCGGAGAAATATATCCAGGACGGCAACAGCGTCGACCAGGTGCGCGCCGCCATTTTGGAGGGCCTGAAACGAGACCGGAAACCGCTGACTTCCCATGTGGCGGTGGTAGCGGATGAAGAGGACAAGTACCGCGACGCGGCCAGAGATGGCCTGCTCCTGCGCATGGGCGAAACAATTGAAAAACCGGCACCAGGCGCAGAGAGCTTCAGAAGCATGAGCCTGCACCAGTTGATGGCTGACTGCGCGCTGCGCTGCGGTGTTAAAGACGCACATCGCCTATCACCAGATGAACTGTGGAAAGAGATGGCGATGCAGTCCCGCGGCCAGTTTGCCGACACCAACAGCTTTGTATCTATCATCAACTCCACCCTGCACGCGACCCTTGCAAGAGCCTATGCGACCGCGACGACCACGTACCAATATTGGACCA